ACGATCATAACTCTGGCGTTATGACAATGACATTGGGTACTCACTCATTTACTGAAAAGGATTATGTAATCTTTGCAGAGAATGCAATTACATTATCTTGCGCATCAGGACCAACTGAAATTCCAACTAACATATCACACCCTAGACCAACTGATCCAATTTATAACAAACCAGTTAGAATTGACTCAGTTACTCCAACAACTATTACATTACAAGTTGGTGAAGCTAGAGTTGATAAGGTTCATTCATTCGTAAGCGCATTAACTGACGGTGTACGAAGGTCTATTAAACCTGCAGTTGCTCAACACGCTGAAAAATTATTCCACGATGTTGGCGCGGTTATCAGAGAAAATGATGGTACAATCCCAGCGATCGTTGAACCAGCATTTGATACTTTCACTGCAAACTATACATTAGGCGCAGAATTTGAGTCAATCAAAGGTCAAGCTGTTAAGTATCAAACTGAAATCAATGAGTATATCGCAGACACATATAATGGCTTAGCATATAGCTTAGAGAAATGCCCAAGAGATACGGGTTACATTGTTGACGCGATTTCAGAAGACTTAGAATATGGCGGAGACTCTGCTACAATATTCAATGCAAGATATTATTTTGAAGGTGCTATTAACGTATTACCTCAATATCAGAGAGAACCAACAAGATTGGCATTCACTCACCTTGCAAGTGTAATGGAAAAAGTTGTTAAGAATGAAGTACAAGAACCAATCTTTGGAACAAGATTTACTCCAACTGGCGCAACATACGATCCTGTTACAGGTATCATGGTTGCTACTATCGGTACTCACACATTAACAACAGCCGATCATGTTTGGTTTAAACCAGGAGCAATTACATTCTCTTGTGATAATGGTAGTGGTCCAGAAAATCATGCAAGCCCTGAGTCACATCATCGCTTCTTTAACAAAGCGTGTCCAATTATTGGTGCTGATGCAACAACGATTACAATGTGGGTAGGTAATGCTGGAGCATATACTGGTGCTCATACATTCGTATCTGCATTAACTGACGCTATTTCAGAAATTAATGGTAACCTTCTATATCAAAACGTATCACTACAAGCTGCTGATACTGCAACAGGAACTATCGCATCTGACCTAGCAATGGTTATAGCGAATATTGTTGACGACAGATTGGTAATCCCAGATTACAGAGGTTCATTAGATATTAGTCAAAGAACTCCTAAGCCACTGCCTACGGAGAACTTATTAACTAAACCAAAAGCAGATCCTGCTAGAACATTCGCACGTAAATCTCTACAATGGAACAGAACGTTTATCCAAGAAGAGCTTATTCAATTCGTACGAGATAATAACTATACATTCGATGAAGCAAAATGTGCTAGAGATGCAGGCTTTATTATCGATGCGGTTAGAAGAGATGTTCAAACAGGTTCAACATACAATGGTAAGTATATCGGTAAATCATATCGTATTGGTACTGTAGGTGCTGATAAGGTTATTGAGGACCAACTTGCCGAAACAATTGAAGGAATCAGATATGTACAAAAAGACATCGAAGCACAGCTTTCCGGTGTAGCACTTACTAGAGCTCAGGATTCCTTCAATAACATTATTACATCTATGATTAATGATTACACACCAGATGGTACAAACTATAACTACGGTGATGGTCAAATTTCTGATAACCACGTATTTGCTCGTCAAGCGCTTCAACTTAATAGAGAATTTTTAAAAGAAGAAGCAACAGCATGGGTCAACGCAAACTACGGCGGATTATCATATGATGTAAATAAATGTAAACGTGACACAGGTATTATGGTTGACGCGGTATCATACGATACACAACACGAGTCAAATACTGCGATGCTTGATGTTGCTAAACTATATTTTGAGAATGGTCTATCCACATTGAGTTCAGCTCAAAGGGCACCGACCGCTGCATTATATACTCACTTAAGTTCAGTAGCAAGTCAAATTGTTCTGAAACAAACAGTAGGTAGATCAGCTGGTAATACCGTTACTCAAAATACCTCATTCGGTGTAGTTACTGTTCCAATCGCACAGCATATTACATCATTATGGAAAATAGTTGGAGACTTAATTGCTGACGACTCATTAATCAATATGCCTGATGTTTCAGAAATTGCTACAAATACTGTTGGCGCTGAAAACTACTTATACGATCCTGAAGCTACATTAATCAAAGGACGTAAAAATAATCTACAAGGTACGATTACTCAATACCTAAGAGATAACTTCGATTACCTTGAGTATGATGAAGCACGATGCAGAAGAGATACAGGTTATATTGTTGATGCAATTTCTCACGATATTCAATATGGTGGTAACTCTGCAATGCATGGTACTGCTGAACTTTACTTCAAAAATGCGGTAAATATTCTACCAATTGACCAACGTCAATCAACAAGAGAAGCATTTGAATATCTTGGTAAGGTAGTTCGTTGGGTAACTCGTAACGAAATGGTACCACGTAAAGAAGGTCGTAAGTTTACACCATCAACTGCAACATACGATCCTGATACTGGCGTATTCACTGCAACTATAGCAAATCATAATCTTAAAACTGGAGATTATGTGATGATTGCACCAGAGAGCATTAACTTTACATGTTCATTAGATGGCGATATCGCATTACACCCAAGCCCACAATCAGGTGATCCATATTATAACGCACCAATGAAAATTCTGTCAAGGACTGGTACAACAATCACTATGAATGTTGGCAAGGTTCCATACGGTAAAGGTGGCGGTGCTCATACATTCGTAAGTTCAACATTAAATTCAATCACTCATATCACTGGTAACACAGTTAGACAAGAGATGAAATTTAGAGCTGCTAGACGTACAATTGCAGATGAAGCAAAATCATTAGCAACTATGTTGGCAAAAGTATCTGATGATAATAGCCCAGCAAATATTCCATCACGAATTGATCCTGACTTAACTTGGGTACAATCTGATTTATTAGTTGCTAAGAATGCAGTTGATGATAACTCAATTCAAATGGCGAAGGATTTACAAATCCATATTGCTAACGAATATAATGGCATATCATACTCAAAAGAAAAATGTCGTAGAGATGTTGGCGTAATGATTGATGCTATATCACACGATGTTAACTATACAACTAACTATGCAATGATAATGACTGCGGGTCTATACTTCGAAGGCGCTCATTCAATATTACCTGCAGACCAAAGACAACAGACTGCTCACTTCTTTACAGAGATGGCTGGGGTTGTTAAATCAATTGTTCAAAATGAAACTGCATATCAGAGAGGATTTACTTCAACTGATGCAACATATGATGCTGACACAGGTTACTTTACTGCAACTATCGATGCAGACCACGGTTTAGAAATTGGTGATTATGTATCGTTTGAACCAGCAAGCTTTACATTCAACTGTGATAATGGTGCTGGTCCAACTGACCACGCGGTACCTGAGGCGCATCATCCATATTACGATACACCTTGTCCAATTCTTCATGTTAATGGCAATGTAATTACAATGTGGGTTGGCGCAGCGGCTACATACTCAGGTGCTCATACATTCGTAAGTGCAACTGAAGGCGGATTGAAGAAAGCAGTTAAAACTTGGACAACACAAGATACATCAATAACTGCGGCAACATCAGTTGAAGGCGAAGAGGTTGCTGATCTAGTTCGTATCGTTGAAGATGCAATACGAAGAGATAACATCGATGGTCTACCAGATATTATTGAGCCTGACACAAGCTGGGTTGATGCTGGTAAAATCGAAGCTTCAAAAATTATTGATGATAACCTTGACGAACTTGCAGATGATGTTACTAAATTCCTTAAAGATACATTTACAATTATTGATTACTCTAAAGCTAAGTGTCGCAGAGACGCAGGGTATATTATTGATGCGATGTCTTGGGATCTTAACTATGGTGGTAACTTAGCTACTCATTGGAACGCAGACTTCTATTATTGGAATAACGAATTACGTATTCCTGAGGATACAAGGGTTGCAACAGCAAAAGCATACCGTCAACTTGGTAAAATCGTAAGTCAAGTTGTTATCGGTAAGTTACCAAATCAAGCTATACGTTCTGAATTAGGTACAACTACTCAAGAGGCTCAAGCTATAAGACTCGGTGATATATTACATAACGTAATGTTCTATAACACGCCGAAATCACTTGGACCAAAAGAAGAGCCTAACTTCGGATGGGAAACTGATAAGACATTCAACTTTGCTAAGGATATTCTTAGCAATAACAGAAACAAATTACAAAGAGAAGTACAACGATTTATTACTTCTGAATATAAGTTTATCGACTTACCGAAAACATATCGTGATGGTGGTAACCTCATTAAAGTTCTTATGAACGATTTCAAAGGTAGAGTTATTGATCCGGTTGTTGGAACTGTTGGTTCCGATAAGGCATCACGAAGCTTCGTTGGCGCATTATTTAATATCGATGCTCAACATGTATTCCCAGTGTTTAACGCACCGGATACATTTGCTGATTGGCGTAAGTTAAGATTTAAAGGTACAGTACAAAATGTTGCGGCAAGAAATGCATTGACTAATGTTAAACGTTGGGATGCTTATATTGTTCCAACAGATAACAATGCAAATCGTTATGCCGGTATTATATATGTATGGAATGGAACTACTTGGGATACAGTAGGAAATAACAATACTGATTTACTTGACTCATTCACTGGCGCATGGGCGCGCATGAAAACTTATATAAATACAAATATCGCTCCTGATGTGGATCACTCAACAATGGTAACCGAATTGATAGACAATCTTATTACAGAAAGTGTTATTAGACCAGACTTCTTGGTCTTCGGATCACTCGTTGAGTCCATTGCTCACCAGTTTAACGGTGCTTCGGCAGGTGTTAACAGAAACGCCTTACCTCTGAACTTCAGAAACGTTGGCGCGGCAATCGGTGCTAATGCCTCTGTATTATCAGAAGGTGGTGGTAGAATTAGATGGTCAGGATCAGACGAATTAAATAACCAGTACTTCGCAAGAGGTCTAAAGATTAACGGTAGAACAGGTCGAATTGAAGGTCGACCATTCACTTCATCAGTTAGAAAACTTGCAAGACGTGCATCAAACAGTAGGGCAGCTCTATAATGGCAATTTACACAATAGCAACAACACAGGCACCCGACGCGAAGCCGGTCGCCAAATCCTTTACATTGACAACCAACTGGCAGACAATGATTGAGGTACCAAACTACGAAGTACCAGAGCTAGTCTTTGGTGGTTCAACAACAGTAGAACCCGGCGTTGGTGAAGTTATTTCACCGCTCATTCTATGTAACATCACAGCAAATACAGTCGCTGCTGATGTAAGGGTCCATAGGGAAGATATTAATTCAGAATTTTATTTAATTAGGAATTTACAGATCCCAGGATATGATACTATTCCATTACCACTTAATGGTCAGTTCTTTAAGTCAGGTGATTTATTAGAACTAAAATGTGATACAAACTTAGCAGTACATGCTACGTTATCCTTTACACTTGGTCAATCCGAGGAGGATGATGTATAATGGCTTTCAAATCAATTAGCGGTTCACGAGTAATTGGACAGGGTACTCCTCAAGCAGTACCTATTCAATTAGATCCAGCCCCGTACAAAGGTGCCATTGCTTATGGTTCCGACGGGTTAATTTATGTTTCTAATGGTACAGCATGGAACGCAGTTGGTGCAGGAATTCAAGGTACAACAGGACTTCAAGGTGACGAGGGTTCACAAGGTACTCAAGGTACATACGGTCCAGGGTTTAATGTTATCGGTTCTGTTACTGATGTTGACGCTGGTGGCGACCAACAAGCTACTCTTAATACCGCATTCCCATCAGCAGTAACTGGTCAAGGTGTTATTGATAATGCCGATGATGAGTTATGGGTTTATGATGGTGCGGTATGGGTTAACGTTGGTTCATTCCGTGGTGTTCAAGGTTTTGATGGTAACCAAGGTATTCAAGGTTTACAAGGCACAATTGGTGAAGAAGGTATCCAAGGTTCACGTGGTTTCCGCGGTTACCAAGGTACTCAAGGTGTACAAGGCGATACCGGTATTCAAGGTAACCAAGGTGTACAGGGTATGCAAGGTACGCAGGGAATACAAGGAGTACAGGGTACTCAAGGTAACCAAGGCGTCCAAGGGTTATTAGGTAATCAAGGTACGCAAGGACCACAATCAATTCAAGGTACTACCGGTATTCAAGGTGACTTAGGTTTCCAAGGATTTAGCGGTGATGATGCTGGTCATGTAGTAGAATACAGACTTACAGATCCTATCGTAGAAGCCGATCCAGGCACAGGCGATATGATATTTAATGGTGCAGCCTTACCTGCAGATAATTTTAGTGCAGTTACAAAAATATGGATTGACGATGAAGCTTTCTACGGTGTAAACTTAGAAGGTTTATTTACTGCAATCGCGGCTGTGTCTACTAACAATAAAGGAATTATGAAAGTAACTCTTCGTAATACCCCTAGCAACTATGTAATATTCCAAATTACAGGTGCAACAGATAGAACTGGGTATTGGGAATTAGATGTTACTTATCTTTCTGGTGATGGTGTTAAAGGTGACTTTGTTCAACTTGATACTCCATCAGCAGGCATTACAACTATGCTTCCTACTCTGGTTGCATTCAGTTTAGCTGGTGACCAAGGTATTCAAGGTTTACAAGGCGACCAAGGAACACAGGGTGTTCAAGGTATACAAGGTGTATTAGGTAGCCAAGGTATTCAAGGTCCGCAATCAATTCAAGGTACTGAGGGTAACCAAGGTATCCAAGGACAAAAAGGTATTCAAGGCAGCCAAGGAACACAAGGTTTACAAGGCCTTCAAGGTACTCAATCAGTACAAGGTATTCAAGGCTTACAGGGTCTACAAGGTGGAGTTGGTGTACAAGGTATTCAAGGTACTCAATCTGTTCAAGGTATCCAAGGTTTACAGGGCGGCGAAGGTCTACAAGGTTATCAAGGTACACAAGGCGACCAAGGTACTCAAGGAGTACAAGGTGCGGTTGGCCATTACGGTGGTTTAACTTATGAGTGGGATTTCCTTAATAACTCAACTGCTTCAACATTCCCAGGAACTAGCAAATGGAAAATAAACAATGCTGATGTTACATTGGCTACTGTTTTAACACTTGATGATATTCCTTTAAGTAACTATACTAATGACGTTGATGAATTATTTGATTGGTTACAAACAATACCAGCAGGTTCAGGTTCAAAAGGTTTAATTGTTCTTGAGTCATTCGACGATGGTAACGGTCCAGGTGGTCACCACCAAGTTGTATATGAATTTACAAACTTTACATGGGATGGCGTAGGAAAAACATTTGGTTGGTTCGACGTTACTTATGTTGGTCAATATGGATTGCCAAACAATTCATGGCAAACAGATGTTATTGATACATTACATCCTGCCAAAACATTAATTAACTTTGTACCACGCGGTTCAGCTGGTACTCAAGGTGTACAAGGCGTTCAAGGCTTACAGGGTACTCAAGGTATCCAAGGGCTGCAAGGTACTCAAGGTCCACAGTCAATCCAAGGTACTACTGGTATCCAAGGTGCTCAAGGTCTACAAGGACAAGAAGGCGCTCGTACGTTTATCGTAACAAACAATGGAACAAGTGATTACCTAATTGATGGTGTTGCTGATCCGACAATTCACCTTATCCGTGGATTTACTTATATCTTTGATGTAAGCGCGGCAGGTCACCCGTTTGAAATTAGAGTTGCTCAAGGTGGAGCTGCTTATAATACTGGTGTAACAGGTAACGCGTCAGCAACCGGTTTAATTATATTCCGAGTACCATTTGATGCTCCTGCATCTCTTTATTATCAATGTACGGTCCACGCTGCAATGGGTGGAGTTATTGTTACTTCTGATCTTGGTCCACAAGGTACTCAAGGAGTTCAAGGCGTACAAGGTATACAGGGATTACAAGGTGACTTAGGTAATCAAGGTACACAGGGTCCACAGTCAATTCAAGGTACTGACGGTTTCCAAGGCGATCTTGGTTTCCAAGGTGTTCAAGGTTTCCCAGGACTACTTGGTCCACAAGGTACTCAAGGTACTGATGGTCTACAAGGTGGATCAGGTGTTCAAGGTCAAACTGGTTCGTTTGGTGGTGTTACTTTTGATTACACATTCAGCACAAATACTGCTACATCAGATCCAGGTGTTGGTACACTTAAGTTTAATAATGCTTCGTTCAGTTCTGCAGGTAACCTGTATATGGACGATAGAGATGATAACTTTACGGATATTCAACCATTCCTTAGAACTATTGATGATTCAACAAGCCCTATCAAAGGTCACTTTAAAGTGTCTGAAAATGGTGCACCAGAGAATTTCGCGGTATTCACTATTACTAGTGTTCAGGAAGTTGCTGGTTACTTTAACATAATCTGTTCATATGTAAATGGTTCAGTTACAAGTATGGCTGATGGACTCGAT